ATCCTAAAGAAAGCGAACGGCAAGACATGACCGACGATCTGGACGCACTCAAGCGCAGTGTGGATATGGTCACATTGCTGACCGGCTACGGCGTCGAACTCAAACAGCGCGGCAACGAGTACGACGCACTCTGCATCTGGCATACCGAAACCAAACCATCCATGCAGGTATATGTCGATGCCAAGGACGGACACCAGCGCGCACATTGCAAGAGTTGCGGCGCAGGCGGCACGGTAATCGACGTGGTGATGGAAATGGATTGCTGTGACAAGGCTCAAGCCATTGCCAAGCTGAAGGCCAACGGATTCCAACGCGACGATACCCGTATCAAGGCCGAAGCGCCAATCAAAGCCGCGACATGGCAGCACCAGACAGCACCGGAACCGCTGACCGACTTCAGCATCAAGGATCGCACCTACGTCACGCACTGGACGTACATGGACGCGACCGGCGCACTGCTAGGCTATGTCGTGCGCTACGTCAAACCCGATGGCGACAAGGACTATCGCCCGTGGACGTATGGCAGCTACTCCACCAACGTCAACCCCAAGTGGATGAGCAAGGCATGGACGCACGGACGCCGCCCGATATACGGCCTCGATCTACTGGCCGCGAATCCTGCCGGCAAGGTAGTAATCTCCGAAGGCGAAAAAGCCGCCGACGCCTCGCGCCATTATTGGGCATCGCGCATTGGCATAGCATGGCCGGGAGGTGCGAACTCGATAGCCGGAGTTGATTGGACGCCACTAGCAGGGCGCGACGTATTGCTGATACCGGACGCCGATGTAACCGGAGTCGGTGAGGCGGCAATGTTCAAGGTGGCTAGCTACCTATTACCCATTGGGTGTAAAGTGTCCATCCTCGATACGAGCGACAAGCCTAATAAATGGGATGTTGCCGATGCGCTGGCCGAGGGCATGAGCAAGGAAGCATTGATGGCATGGGCCGCGCCGAGAGTATCAGCGGTGACAAGCCGAGAGCTAGAAAAACAAAAGCTAGTGGAGGAAAAAAAAACTATGCAATCCGCTCAAGTCGCCGCCGCTGAACCATACAGGGGATTCGATGAGGATTCGAGTATCTACGAACTCCCGCCATTGCCCGACGACTTCGACGAGCCGCAGCATATCCCGCTGACGATTGACGTGGTGCCCGAACAGATACCAGATGCGCCGACAGTACAGCCTGCGAAAACAGTAAGGCATACGGCCATCGAGAAATCCGAACTGCTACCGCCCGAATTCTCCGAGCTTTCACTCGCAAAGCATTGGAGTAACAACGAGGGCGCGGACTGGTGCTATACGCTGGCATGGAATCAATGGTGCCAATGGGACGGCGCAAGGTGGAAAGTCGACCGGACGAACTCAGTAACATCCATCATTGCCGACGAGATGTGCCGCGCTACTCACTGGCTTGAAGCCAAAGCACTATCAGCATCGGCCATTCGCTCACTGTGCGCGAAACGAAACATTGCCAACGTGCGCGACCTGGCCGGATCATTCCCGCGCCATGCTCGACTGCCGGAAGAATGGGATAGCAACCCGTGGTTGATGGGAACCCCAGACGGTACGCTTGACCTAAAAACCGGCAAGGTTCGCCCGCCTGACCGTGCCGACTTCATAACTCGGCAAGCTGCCGTATCGCCTCAACCCGGCCCTATGCCACACTGGAACAAGGTACTCGACCGCTGCACCAAGGGCGACCCGGAAATGCGGAAATACTACCAGCGATGGGCAGGCTATATCCTGACCGGATCATGCCAAGAGGAAGGATTCCTGTTTATTCATGGTGCAGGGAATAGCGGGAAATCAAAGTTTATCGACTGCCTTGGCGGTATGCTCGGCAAAGCCGATGAAGGCGGATATTGCGCGACTGCCAAGATTGAAATGCTCATGGAGTCAAAGCATGAGAGGCATACGGAAGAACTGGCCTGCCTTGCCGGGGCGCGAATGGTACGGTGCAGCGAACCCGACGAGGGCGCACGGTGGAATGAAGCCCTATTGAAACTAATTACCGGGCGGGATACGGTATCAGCACGCCGACTATACGAAAAGCAATTCACATTCACGCCGGAATTTAAACTGCTCATAAACGGAAACTTCCGGCCTGCCTTCAAGAATACCGGCGAGGAAATACGCCGCCGGATGCACTTCATAGAATTCCCTGAGAGTATCCCCGAATCGGAGCGTATATACGGCCTGCCCGAATTGCTGCAAGCCGAATGGCCGGCGATCATGGCATGGGCGGTCGAAGGTTGCATGGAATGGCAGCGCACAGGGTTACAGAAACCCGCCAGCGTGAAAGCCGAGACTCAGCAATACCTGGACGCCGAGGATACGCTCGGGCAATGGATAGCCGATTGTTGCGAGCTTGGCAAGGAATTGAAATACGCGACCGGCGATGCCTATAAATCCTATGCCGAGTATGTCGAAAAATCAGGGGAAGGCATTGTGAGTAAAAAGCGATTCAGTCAGCGCATGGAAGCACGCGGATTCAATACCAAAGGGCGCAAGGGGAATGGGAAAGCGATACTAGGGATTGACGCGAAACCGGCTGAACCTGGCGCATGGGCAGACCGTGAATTCTGAGCCGCTATCCTGGAAGCGTACAGGGAAACTATGCCTTCGCGCCGAACCGTATCTGGTAATGAAACTAATCACGCGCTATATCGCGCTATACGGCCCCCAGACGGCCAGAATCACGCTAGGGGAGTATCCATACACTCCCGAGACAATGGAAGCCGCTAGAGAGGCGGCAAAGTCGGCCTGTGAACAGCATAGGCAAAAAGAAGCCGCCAGCGGTTAATTCACGGTGGCGGCAAAGCCGGTATCGCTACCGGCGAGGGGAGCTTCTGATTCTAGGGCCTGAGCACGATCAGGACAAGGGCCAGCAATAGCGCGCCTATTGAATGTAGCATGGTCAAATCCTCCAAATCTTAAACAGCGGAACAAGCGGGCTGGCGCAAGGATTCACCGTAAAGCATATCCGTCCAATGCGCCCCTCGATGCAGGTTATGGTACGGTCGATTGTCATGCTGCGACGGATTGACTATTGGCATAGTCGACCGCGCCTTGTTGATCCTCAAAGCCTGCCGGCAACGGAACCGCAACAGGGCCAGCAAGTTGTGAGTGCCAAGTCGAATCAGGATCATTCGACACATCCCCGCGCATCGGCATTACTACAGCAAGATAATCGCCAGCACTAAGCACGGCACAATTATCTCCGCCATGCTTCAGCGCCATAAAGCAGTTTTTGCTTTCCATGTAATCACGATAACCTTCCAGCGCATCCATCACATAATCCTGATTGATGCAGGCATACTCCCCGGATACGGTTTGCGGAATAACCCGCGAATAGTCCGGGAATTTGCCGTCAATCAGCTTTGCAATGGATTCCGTACCATCGGGAAGGCTAACGGATACCTTGCCGTCAGCAAAGGCCAACACGACCTCTTTGCGCTTGTCGTGCCTGGGTGCTTTGCACTTGATAATGGTTTTGACCAGCGTATCAGGCAACAAATACTGCACAGGCGCGCAATGATCGCCGTCTGAATGCTCAACCCGCACAATGTGCAGGCGATGGCCGTCAGTGGCGATAATGCGAGTTTCTAACCCGTTATGCTCGACACAAATCGAATTCAGATAGTAGCGAATATCGTTATTCGCCATTGCATGAGACACGGCCTTGATGGTGGATTGCTTGATAGTGATTTGCATGATTATTGCCCCTATGTTATGCGCCGATATTGGCGCTTTAGAACCCTGCGTTAAGTGCGTTAAGCCTATTGATTTCAATCTGCGCGTACTTCTTTGCCGTTGCCGCCGTTGCCAGTCGATCACCATAAAGCACCTTCACGTTGCCACTGTAGGTCGACTTGATAGCCGGGAGATAGTCTGAACCGCTCTTGACGAATGTAGCTTTCATGCTATCCCCCTCAGATTAGAATTACGTACCAGCGAGATCAACCTGACAAAGTGTTTCGCCCAATACACCTGGCGCACGGGATCGGTTGCTGCGCGCTCGCAGGCGAATATTGCGCGGGCAAGGGTGTGGAATTTGGCGGATGTCATGTCAATCCCCTTAAAACGCCTGATAAACGATGTTGCCGGAATCAGTCTCGCCTACAACCGATGTATTCTCGTTCAGGTATTCCAGAACAGCGTCTTTCACTTCGTCGGCGTCTTCGATGTCGCAGTCGGACAAGTCGATATCGTAATTCTTGGCGATATCCAACGGATTGTCTTCGTTGAAGTCGCAGCAGATGGCGATAACATCCAATTCCATCTCTTCACCTGTGTCCTCTTCGATGGATTCCAGATAGTCAAAAATCAGGTTACGGCCTTCGTAGCTGAAATTCTCCATGCGGTCATAGGCGCGGAATGCGTCGTGGAAATCGGAGCTGCTAACTGTAGTTTTCATTTTGAATCCCCTGTCTAGTGCCGAACTATCCGCGTCGGCTTTGCGGTAAAACCATACTCCATAGCCTTTGCAGGCTATAGGCTAGGGTTTATGCGCGTGCGTTTTGGGAATCAATATCCTGCTGTAAGTTCGGGTTATGTATCCTTCCGATAATGCGGCATCGCTCCATCGCGTACATGATGCCCTGCCCTGTTTTACGCCCATTCTTGTCGAACTTTTCAATGTCGATCAGGTTTCCTTCACGGTCAAACCATGCCGAAATCTTCCCCTGCCCCTGATGCGTGATGCGATGTATGACGTATCCGCCATTGCTGAACTGTTGAACTTGCATTTCAAAACCCCTTATCAATTGCTGCGTTATTGGATGCCACAATTGCAGTCTAAGATAGCGCGTAAGGATTGTCAATGATTATTTGCAAATAATCGCAGATATTTAGACGCTAATGTTAGCGGAGTATATAAGCAAATGCTTACCTGTAATGGAATCAATGCCTTGCAAATTCCACGATGTACCGATGTACCGATTCGGGGTGTTTTCCCTAAAGTCTGTCCGCAGGTGCGTGCGCGCATTTAAAAACTTTGGGGAAAAAGGGTCCAATCGGTACATCGGTACATGTACTGATTTTCTGTACCGATGTACTGATTTTCCGCAACATGTCGAGCAATGGATCAGATGTACCAATGTACGCATTATCGGCAAACCGTAACGGCTACATGTTGCGCGCCTTGCCTTGCATCATGCAGGCGATTGGTCCGTGCCGAGATCGAAGCAGGCCTACGTGATCCGGTAGCTGCCAGCGTGCCGATGCGATGCCAGCTCGACCTACATGCTGGCTACCATGCGCACCAGTCTCAGCTCGCTCGATCGGACGGAGCACGGTCGCTGTCGCTGGACGGGGTGAAGCGCAGCAGCCTATCGGCCAGGCGCAGATGATAGGGGGGGGGTACTAGAGGCCACGGTGAGTAAGTAAGAGCTATACCCCTGCCCTCGCAAAACGGTTGCCCAATACTTATCCACAGCCTACACTATCGCATGGGCCTGAAAACAAGAGAGGGGTGGAGCCGAATGGACAGGATGATTACCGAGCATGGAGAGGAAGGGGCATTGGCGCTGATAATGACGAGGGTATCGGAGGGTGAGGATCCTAGGGATATAGCGCGTGGGAATGGGATGCCGTGGATGGTGATGCGTCGGTGGTTGGAGGATAAGGCTGAGAGGATGGCTGAGTGGGAGTTGGCGAAGAGGTGCTTTGCTGACGGGTTGGTGTATGAGGGGTTGCAGGTAGTGAGGGATGCGAGTGTGGAGAGTGTGCCGCTGGCTCGGTTGCAGAATGAGAGTTACGTGAAGGCTGCGGCGAAGATGTCGAGGGTTGAGTGGGGGGATCGGGAGGAGAGGGGAATGAGTGCTGGTGGAGGTGGCATTACGATAATCATCGGATCGGTAAAGCCGCCTGCAATGGAGGATCACAGCGGGGTGACGATTGAGCAAAAGGTTAGTGAAAATAGCCAGTTGCAGAGTGTATAATGAACGAAGCCGGAACCGCGCTAACGGTATCCGGCCTCTACCAATCGACCTATCTCGGAGGTGTCATGGATACAGTGATTGTATCAAAGCCGTGCAGGACTTGCGGAGGAACTAATCGCGGCCCTGGCGGGAAATGCAGAGACTGTGAGCGACTTCGGGAAGAAGTGAAGCGCAGGCTTGCAGGGATAAAACCAAAAGAGAAATATGTCGGCCCATGTAAAAAGTGTGGGTCGAATGATTCTCGTCCTGATGGTACGTGTCGCCACTGTGTATCTGAATACAGGAAGGGATACTACAAAGCCAACAAAGAAAAGCTATTGCTTGCGTCTAAGGCATGGGTGGAGAAGAACCGAGAACGGTCGCGTGAAATAAGAGCCAAGTGGCTTTTGAATAATCCAGAAAAACAGAAGCAGGCTTCAAAAAATTGGTATTTGAATAACAAGGACAAGTCTTCAGAGATAAGGAAGAAGTGGAGGGTTGAGAACAACAGCCGCTCACGCACATTTTGTATTAACCGCAGGCGCAAGATGGCTGGAGGAAAGTTGTCAAAGGACATTGTTGAAATCCTGATGGCAAAACAGAAAGGAAAGTGCGCCTGCTGCTTCAAACCTTTGAAGGATGATTTCCATTTGGATCACAGAATGCCGATTGCGCTTGGTGGTGAGAATATTGACGCCAACATGCAATTGCTTCACTCTGTATGCAATCTGAAGAAGAATGCAAAGCACCCGATTGATTACATGCAGGAGTTAGGATTGCTGCTATGAGTACAACGCTAACATTCGATTTGCTTAAATGGCAACGAGAGATTTTCAATGACCAAACGAGATTCCAAGTCGTTTGTGCAGGTCGCAGAGTTGGCAAAACTCGTGGTAGCGCAGTTCGATTGATAGTAAAGGCTTTGGAGTGTAAGCATGAGGATGCTACTATTCTGTACGTTGCTCCGACATATGGAATGGCAAAGACTTTAATGTGGGATTTGCTAGTTAGGCTAGCATTCCCGGTTACAAAGAAGTCCAACGTAAATGATGGAGAGTTGACATTAGTCAATGGAATAAAAATACGCATTAGGGGGTGCGACAATCCTGATGCTTTACGAGGAATGAAAGTTCATTATGTAGTTATAGACGAGGTCAAAGACATCAAACCAATGGTGTGGGAGGACATTATCCGGCCAAGTCTGTCCGACTTGAAGGGTGGTGCGCTGTTTATTGGGACGCCGGATAGTGGGGACTCACTATTCCGCGAGTATTACGACCGTGGGGTTGAAGGCGACGATCCTGAGTGGAAGTCGTGGCACTTGACTACCTACGACAATGAGTTGATTGACCCGCAGGAGATTGAGAACGCCAAGCGGAGCATGAGCACGATGGCGTTCAATCGGGAGTACATGGCATCGTTTGAGTCGATGAGCGAGGACATATTCAAGGAGTCGTGGCTGAAGTACGGAGATACACCACCAAAGCAGTGCGACACATACATTGCTGTCGACCCGGCAGGATTCGAGGAAGTGAAGGACGCGACGAAGAAGAAGCACCTGGACAATACGTCGATTGCGGTGGTGAAGGTTGATGATCTAGGGAAGTGGTGGGTGCAGAAGATTGAGTATGGAAGGTGGGATGTGCGAGAGACTGCGACACGGATATTGATGGCAATACGAAGCCACAAACCGTTGATGGTCGGGATTGAGAAGGGGTCATTGCAGAGGGCGTTGCAGCCTTATCTGATGGATTTGATGCGGAAGAACAACGTCTATGCCCACATTGAGGCGATCCCCATTGGTGGTGGAAGCAAGACGAACCGGATAACCTACAACTTGCAGGGGTTGTTCGAGCATGGGAGAATAACGCTGAACTCGCGGGAGGACTGGACGCAGTTCAAGAAGGAGTATGTGTCGTTTCCAAGTCCCAAGGCCCACGACGATTTGATTGACAGCCTTAGCTTGGTGGCGAATCTAGTGAATACCAGCTACGCCAAGCCGGATGACTCGGAGGAATATGAGGTACTTGACGTAACGTGTGGGTTCTAGTATAAGACGGTTACAACATTAGGGATGTGAGTTAGCCGCTTGCTAAACCTGATGGGCTAGGGCGTAGCTTAACTAAAGCTCCGTGCAAAACGGGAGATGCCAGTGAGAGTCTGGTCGTCCGATTACGAAGTAATCAGTTCAGGGGTAGCGCATGGGTATGTTTGAGGATGTTCTGGCTTGGATGGATAACAAGCGACGGGTCGCGGGACGCAATGTCTCCGACCTGTGGAACGATCCGTACAATGCGTTGCAGAAGACTGCATACAATACGGCGCAGACGGTTCGTGAGTTGCCGGATGATCCGGCGAATTTCCTTGGCGGTGGAGTTGGACACATCGCCTACCACGGCTCCCCGCACAAGTTCGACAAGTTCTCGCTAGACAAGATTGGAACAGGTGAAGGCGCACAGGCTTATGGGCATGGTCTGTATTTGGCTGAGAGTCCAGGGGTTGCCACAGAGTACCAAAAGAACCTTAGTCAGTTTTCGCGCATTGACGGTAAGCCGCTTGTAGGGAATAAAACCATATCCTCGGGCGCGCGGACTTACCTACTTGCGGAAAACGCCGACTTGCCGAAAGCTATACAAAACGCCAAGGACGCAATAGCAAGAAAACCAGACAATGAATTATTGCCGCCAATTTTGAAAGAATTGGAATCGCTAAATCCAGATTCGATTACAAAATCAAGTGCAGGCAACCTCTACAAAACCGACATCCCCGACGAAGCAGTAGCCCGCTTTCTGGATTGGGATAAGCCGCTGAGTCAGCAGTCGGAACAGGCGCGACGTGCGCTGTTCAACGCCGACATAAAGGGTGGTTACGTTACCGGCGCGATGGGCGAGAGGCAGTACATTAATCCAATCCACGCAACCAAGACAGGCAAGCAGATTCTTGATGATCTGAACAGGTTGTATCCGGGGCGGGGCGAGGAAATGCTCAAAGCACAAGGCATCCCCGGTATCCGCTACCTAGACGGCGGCTCACGCTCTGCCGGTCAAGGCTCAAGCAACTTCGTCGCCTTCGATCCCGAAATGATCCGCATCCTTGAACGCAACGGCATTCCAACAGGTAAGGTTCCGTGGAAGCAGGGAGAGTATGATTTAGGTCTACGCGACACCACTTGGGAACCCCCGTTGTTCCCCGATACAACGAGGTAGATATGGATAATGAAATAGGGTATTCCAACACCGGGCAGGTAATTGATCCAGAACCACTGGAGAAAGAGCCTGTATTCCATGAACCAAGCGAAGCAGAAAAAGAGTTACTGGCGTTTATTGTAGCACATACAGATAAATGGCGGGACTACCGCGACGGAAACTTCTCAGAGGATTGGGAGCGTTACGAGCGCACATTCCGTGGGGTTTGGGACAACAGCGACAAGATGCGCCAGTCCGAGCGTTCCAGAGTCATTTCCCCGGCAACACAACAGGCTGTAGAGACGCGCCACGCCGAGGTGATGGAGGCAATCTTCGGCCAGGGCGAGTTCTTCGACATCAAGGATGATCTGGAGGACAAAACCGGCAGCGTCGACGTCGAGCAGATGAAGGCGAAACTGTACGAGGACTTCGCGCAGGACAAAATACGCAAGAGTATCGACCAGATCGTGCTGCTGGGGCAGATTTACGGTACGGGTATCGGTGAAATCACTGTATCTACCGAAAAGCAGTACAAGCCCATGCAGGTTCCTGTCGACAATCAGCAGATGGCCTACGGGGTGGGGGAAAAAGACAGGGTATGCGTCAAACTCATCCCGGTAAGCCCCAAGAACTTCCTGTTTGACCCGAATGGCACTGAAATCAACGACTGCATGGGTGTTGCCATCGAGCGATACCTGTCAATCCACAAGATTGCGAAAGGGATTGCTGACGGCAAGTACCTAAATGTCGATATTGGGACGCTGTACGAGGATGATTCACTCGAAAGCACCACGGAAAAGCGGAATTTCGAGGATGACAAGGTAAAAATCCTCACCTACTACGGCCTAGTCCCGCGTGAATACCTGACGGTAGAAGGCGAAGAAGTCGTTGATTTGGGCGTTTCCAACGCCATCGAGGACTATTCCGACATGGTTGAGGCTATTGTCGTGATTGCAAACGGTTCATTGCTCCTGAAAGCCGAAGAATCGCCCTACATGATGCAGGACAGACCTGTTATCAGCTATCAGGACGATACTGTACCGAACCGCCTGCTTGGTCGGGGGACGGTGGAGAAGGCAAGCAACATGCAGAGCGCGATTGACGGAAGTATGCGCTCGCACATGGACGCACTGGCCCTGACAGTCGCTCCGATGGTGGCGATTGACGCTACCAGACTTCCTAGAGGCGCTAAGTTCGAAGTGAAGCCAGGAAAAGCGTTCCTGACCAACGGTGCACCGAACGAAATCATCTTCCCGTTCCATTTCGGGACGAATGACGGTGCAGCAATGACGACCAGCAAGGAATTCGAGCGCATGTTGCTGATGGCGACGGGTACGATTGACTCGAATGGTTCGGTAAGTGCAGTAGCACGGGATGGTCAGTCGATGGATATGGCGACTGCCACCATGATTAAGAAGTACAAGCGTACTCTGGTGAATTTCCAAGAGGATTTCCTGATTCCTTTCATCTACAAGGCGTCTTGGAGGTACATGCAGTTCGCTCCTGAACGGTATCCGAGTGCTGACGTGAAATTCATCCCGACGGCGACACTGGGGATAATTGCGCGTGAATACGAGCAGAAACAGTTGGCATTCCTGATCCAGACGCTCGGCGCGAACAGCCCTCTGACCCCGATCTTGATGCAGGGCATCATCAAGAATTCCTCGCTGAACAACCGTGAGCAGATGCTTGAACAGATGGCGAAGCAATCGCAACCTGATCCGCAGCAGCAGCAGATGGCGCAGCAGGGTGTGCAGCTTGAGATGGCGAAGAAGCAGGCTGAAGTGCAGAAGTTGCAGGCCGAAGCGCAGAAGACCACGGTTGAAGCGCAACTCGCTCCAGAAGAAGCAAAAGCGAAGATGATTTCGGCGTTGAGCAACAATCTATCTGAAGACGATGAGTCTGGTGATTTTGAGCGCAGGGCGAAGATTGCTGAACTGATGATTGCTGAAAAAGATATTGACAGCAATGAGCGGATCGCAAAGATGCAGACAATGACAAAAATTGCGTCAGATCAGATTAAAAAATCTCCATTACAGTCAGACATTGTAAGTGGAATGCAGTGAAATCTTTGCCGACAAATATGCTTGGTGTGCTTGCTCAGGTGTTTCATAAACTCCAAGATGTAGTTTTTGCTTATTTACCTGTATTTGAGCAACAAAACGGTTCCCCAATGGAGAAACCCCAAGCAGGCCTGCTTTGTTGTCAACCCTCGCGGATTTTCTGTTTTGCTGGTTTTCAAACTTCATGACATCTCTAAGGTTTGAAAATCTATTGTCGGCTTTATCGTGGTTGATGTGGTCAAGTTCATGCTTTGGCCATTCTCCAGTCATGTATAGCCAAGCAAGTCGATGTGCTTGATACGGGCTACCTAAGATGATTATTGCTCTGTATCCAGTGTTTAATGTTGTGCCGGCTATTGATCCAATTTTGAATGGCCCACGCTCCACTTTTCTAGTGAAAACACCAGTTTCAGGCGAATAATGGATAAGACTACGGAGTTCTTCAGCGGTAAGATGTCGTTTGCTCATGCTATCTGCTCCTTGAAAGCAATAGTAGGGGAAGTGATGCAAGGGGTTTGCCGACTCCTTGCATTGCGACATTATAACACGGGGGCATTTTGAAAAAGCTAGGCCAAGGTGCAATCACCACCGGGGCCGGTACGCTCGTCTATACCGTTCCAACAGGTATGCGAACGGAGGTGCTTGACCTGTGCATAGCGAACACGACGAGCGGTGCTTTGACGGCGGCAATACACTTTGTCCCGACGGGTGCAAGTGCCACGACAGCAAACATGCTGTTCCCGACAGTGAGCGTACCGGCGAACACGCTGATCCAATGGACAGGATCGCAAGTCTTGAATGCTGGCGATTTCGTTCAGGGTATCGGTTCTGCCGCAGGGATCACAGTGAATATAAGCGGCCTTGAGTATCGGAGCGGAACGTGATTACTGAATACCCGCAAAGAATGCGGCTGAATGGCGGGACGCTAGGCACTGGCGATCTCACAGAGGATGCATGGGGCATCCAGAAAGTATCCCTCCCATACTCCCTGTTCCACGGGATGTTCACCTTCGACATCTCTCCGAAGATGTGGTTCATGTATGAGAACGGGACGCAGGTCTATACCAGTACGAACATTGTCTCTACAGACGGCGCGGGGGTTCTCACGACATCTGCCGCAAAGACTGCACTGATCCTTGAGTCGAGAGAATGCCCTCCGTACCAGCCGAATCGCGGAGTGCTGTTCTCGTCGGCGCTATGGTGTCCGAGCAAGACGGCTGATGGTGTGCGCGAGTGGGGGGTGCAGACTAAAGATGCCGGTGTGTTCTTCCGGCTCAAGGCGAACGGCTTGCTGTACGCGGTACGCAGGTCGCTGACTGTTGAAGTCGCGGAGGAACTCATCACTACGACGGGTGTCTCTGGCTTCGACGTTCAGAAGGGCAACATCTACGACATCCAGTATCAGTGGCGTGGTGTGGGAAACTACAAGTTCTACATCAACAACGTGCTGGTTCATACTATGTCGCTGCTCGGGACGCTGACGGCTCTGAGCATGAGCAACCCGGCGCTGCCTGCCTGTTACAAGGCTACCCGCACGACGGCTGATGTGGCGATCCACATTGGGTGCTGCGACATCACGTCCGAGAACGGCAAAGAAACTGACGAGGAGGCTGCCTCTGCCTACGCAGCAGCAGTAGCGACCAACGGCGCAGACGTTCCTGTTCTGGTTATTTACAACCCGCTGACGATCAACGGCAAGGTTAATACACGGACGGTGCATATCCACTCCATCGGTCTGAACAACACGAAGAAATGTACGTTCAAACTATGGCGTACCCGCTCTGCCGCCGACATCACTGGCGAGACTCTGGTGGCCGGATACGGCGGGAAATATTCCTATGTCCAGTCCGATTCCACTGATATGAACGCAGGGGCAGTACGAGCAACGGCCATAACGGTTGCCAATCTAGAGTTCATCGACGCCTTCAACGTGGAGGCTGGAGTTGGTGTGCAATACGAGTTCCCGAACAGCCACGTTGAGTTGAACCTAGTTCGAGGTGATTACCTGATCGTGGCGAATAATTCAGTGAATGGATCGAGTGACGTGGTTATTCGTTGGGGAGAAGAGTTGTGATGACGCCAGAACTGCAACGCTACTATGAGCAACGACTGAGCATGATGGGAGAGGAAGCGTGGAAGGATTTAATGTTTGATGTCGAACAGATGCTTGCCGCGACAAACGACCTTTCATCGGTACAGGACGAAAAGATGCTTCACTTCCGGCGCGGTGAGATTTCCATGATGCGTTGGATGCTATCCCTGAAGGAAACCAGTGAAAACGCTTACAAGGGGCTACAGGATGAGACAACTGATTGACTTGAAATGCCCAGATTGCGGGAATGTGGTCGAGCGGTACATCGAGGCCACGCAAATCCCATGTATCTG